CCTTGGAACCTTCGGGCGGCGGATCAGGCAACTCAGGTCATGTCGGAAGATACCTCTGTTTCGATTACGGCTGAAGTGTCTTACGCAAGGACGCAGGAACTCAATACCTGTCAGATTATGAAATACCCGTACGGCGTTTCCTTTGCGAAACAGTCAACGATGCGTGAAATCGGCGGTCTGGCGGTTGCTGGTGTCAATCCGCCCGTCATGGATGAACTGGCGTTCCAGCGCATGGCGGCCCTCAAACAGATGGCGGTCGATATTGAGTATTCTTTCCTTCAGGGCGTGAAGGTCGCTCAGAACACCTCCGCGACCGTGGCAAAGACCGAGGGCATCATCCATGCCTGTGACGCTACGAACAAGGTGGACGGTAGCGCGGCTGCTCTTTCAAAAGCGAAGATCAAGGAACTCCTGCTTGAAATGGCTGGAAATGGTGCTGTTTTCAACAACATGGTGCTGTTTTTGAATGGGTATCAAAAACAGGCGTTGACTGATCTGTTCGGGTACGCTCCCGAATCCGTGAATGTGGGCGGTGTGAATATCCAGTCCATCTATACCGATTTCGCGCAGATCGGCGTTGTATATGCGCCGTATATGCCGACTGACAAAATCCTGATTGCTGATCTGTCTGTCATTTCTCCTGTATTCTGCCCGTACGATGGTCAGGTTATTGCGGATATTGAGGTTGCTCAGACCACGGCGAAAAAGGGCGGGTTCCTGTATACCCAGGTCGGTTTGGATTTCGGGCCGAAAGAGTACCACGGAGTTATCGAGAATTTGAAAGATTCCTGATAACACGGGACATTAACAAACATAGGAACTAACGGAGCGAGGGGGCTGAAATAAGCCCCCTCCCCTACTATGAAAGGAAATTGAAATGGCATCTTATTCTGTTTATGACATTGGTAAAATTCGCAACCCTGAATTGAGGGCAATCCTTGAATCCATTATGGATGTTACCGCCGGCCACGACCATGACGGGACGAACACCAAGGCCGTGTCTGTGTCTGCGATTGCAGATGACGCGATCACCACGGCAAAAATCCTTGACGCGAATGTGACGAAAGCGAAACTCGCGGCGGCTGTTCAGGCATCGCTTGATTTGGCTGATTCTGCTTTGCAGGCCGGTGATATTTCTCTTCCCACAGCTACCCCGACCAACGCAAAGGCGGCATCCGGGACGCTCACAATCGGTGGCGTGGTAAAAGACGGCGAAACCGTGCAGATCGGCGATGACGTGTATGAGTTCTGCTCTGACGCGGATCAGACCTTAACTGCCGGGTCTACCATTGCAGTAGACATTGAAGCAGCCACCATAAAGGGCGCAATCAACCTGACCGTGGCGGTCAATCCTGTGTTGGGCGATACTTTTACCATCGGGACGAAGGAATATACCATCGTTCCTTCCGCGTCTGCAAATGGCGAGGGCGATGTACCGCTTGGCATTGACGCGGCGGCCACTCAGGCAAGCATTGTCGAGGCTATCAACGGTTTAGACGATTGGAATAGCCCGAACACCAAAGCCTCCGCGGGTGCGTTTGCTGAAAACGTGAGCATTATCACCGCGCTCGCGGGCGGTACTCACGCTGTTGCTACTACTTCCGTCTTTACGAATGGCGGCAACCTGTTCTCCGGCGCGGCTCTCGCGGGTGGCGCTGATTGCCTTGCCCCTGCCGCTGTTACTATACTCGTAGCCGCTATCAATGCATCCGACACCCAGGGGGTAGGTGCTGCTGATGGCGATAATGACACTGTTGTTTGTACCGCAGATGTCAAGGGTGTTGCCGGGAACGACATTGATTCCGTGGCTGTCATGGCAAACGGTTCCTTTGCGAAGGCTAAACTTTCGGGCGGTCAGGCTGGTACGGTGGGCGACCAATGGGACATCTGCGCCGATGCGTCTTTTCTGTATGTGGCGATTGCCGCGAATACGGTGACTGATGCCAACTGGAGGCGTATTTCTCTCGGAGACGTTTATTAAGGAGTAGAACATGACGGCAGCTGAAAAATTGACAAACGCCAAATTAAGGCTTGGGCTTACTGCTACAACCGATGATGTCCTACTGACAAGGTATTTAGTTGATTCTGAGTATTTTATTTTAGGTATCACGGGACAATCCACCCTGCCTATTGCCTTAGAGGGCGCACAGATTGACCTTGCCTGTCAGTATTATTCCAAACGCGGCGCAGAGGGTGAGGCTTCTCATGGAGAGGGTGGGGTTAGCGTGACCTATGAAAGCCTTTCCCCGGCGCTTCAGTTACTTTTGAGGTCATATACATTGGCAAGGGTGGTGAATATGCTTGCGGAACCTGAAACGGCGTGAGAGCGTAGTAAAGCACCTTGCGCCTACAAAAACAACCGGGGCTTTAGGGAGTGTCATTTCAACGTGGAGTGGCACTCCCGCTTCTTTGACGGGCTTTGTCCAACCGCTTTCATCCTCTCATTTCAGGGCGGAATACGGGGAACGAGCCGACAAGATGAAACTCATCATCCTGCCCAACGGGTCCTTCGCAATCGGGGATGGGATATGGATAGGTGACGAATCAACCTCACTCCCGCCCTGGATCATCGTGAGTGTGGCGGCGTGGTTAGACTTAACCTCCCTGACAATCGAGAAACGAGCATGATATGGCAGTAGTAATCAAGGGTTTGGATTCCCTGATGGCAAAACTTGATTCAATGGGCGGGGATGTCCTAAACGCATTGGAAAAGGCTGTTTTCACGACCTCCTTAAAGGCACAGGCTGACGCAAGGGCAAACGCGCCTGTCGATACTGGCGCATTGAAATCAAGCATCAGCATGGATGTCAAAAAATCATCATCGAAGGTCGAGGGTTCGGTATACACGAATAACCCTTATTCCGTGTACCAGGAATTAGGGACGATCAACATGCCCGCCCACCCGTACATGATGCCCGCAATCAATGCAAACAGAAACACTTTTGAGAGTACGGCAAGGAACGAATTGCAGAAGGCAATCAGAAAGAAGGGTGGTTGATGGAAAGCCTACAAAGCGAAGTATATACCGCCCTTAATTCTACCGGGTATTCGGTGTCCTACGCCTTTCCTCAGGAGCCTGTATCGCTCCCTTGCGTGTCTTTCTACGAATCATTGAATAGGGAGTATGCACAGGCTGACGGCAACGAATACTTGACCGAGGTCGAGTACACAATCGACATTTGGGCTATGACACCTGAAGCAACGGCAACAATGGGTGCGGCGGTTGATGTGAAAATGGCAACCCTCCGGCTCAAACGGACCTTTTCCTATGACCTGTACGAAGCCGATACACGGGTTCATCACAAGAACATGCGGTATCGGGCGCTCATTCAGGGCAACACAATTTATCAATAAGGAGAATAAATAATGGCTAAAATCCGTGCGTTGGGCACTATTATTTCGTTTGGTGGTACGCCAATCGCAAAAATCAGCTCCATCGGTGAAGTAAACGTAAATGCCGATGAGATTGATGTTACTACCCTTGATTCAACCTCCGGCTGGCGCGAGTTTCTTGGTGGGTTCAAGGATTCCGGGGAGTTGAGCATTTCCGGGTATTTCGACAAAGCGGATGCGGGGCAACTGGCGCTCCGTACTGGGTTCGGCACTGGCACCGCCGAGACTGTTCTGATTACTTTCCATGATTCTTCGACTGTTTCTTTCACCGGCTTTGTAAAGGGGTTCGCCGTTGGCCCTGCCGAGGTTGATGGCGCTGTCGGTTTCAGCGCTGTCCTGCGTGGTACGGGTGCTGTTACCGTGGGGGTGTAATAAATGGCAATCAGAGCGTTAGGCACTACCATCCAGCATTTAGCCGCTTATAACACGGGCGGAACGCCTGATATAATCGGTTCCCTGTCATCCGTGGGCGAGATATCCGCGACTTCGGATGAGATCGATGTTACTGCGCTGGATTCAACCTCAGGCTGGCGTGAGTTTCTTCAGGGTTTCAAGGATAGCGGAGAACTGACCTTAATCGGTTTCCACGATGCTTCGGACACGGGACAGGAAACATGCCGAACCCTGTACGGGACAGGCGCGAATGGCTATTGGTGGGTCACTTTCCCGGACAAGTCAGTCATCATCTTTACTGCTTTCGTGAAAGGTTACACGGCTGGCCCTGCTGAGGTTGACGGAGCTGTTGGGTTCGGGCTTGCCTTGAGGATCACGGGTCTGATTCAGGTCATCGAATCAAAGGCTCCTGTCGCGCAGACGGTCACGGTTAGTGCTGTGACTGAGGAAATGGATTCTACGGCAACTGCTTACACCGGGACACCGACATACGAGTGGTACGAAGTGAATGACTTGGATTATACAAGCCCTGTTTCCCTGAGTGTTACCACGGCTGTATGCGATGTACCTGCTGGGATCACGGCAGGGGTGCATTACTACTATTGTTCTATCACCGTTTCAGGATATCGTGCTGTCCCGTCTGAAATCCATGTTATCACGGCGGAAGAATAATATAAGCCCGGCCCTAAAAAGCCGGGCATTTTTTGGAGGTGCTATGAAAAGCCTTGAACTGAATGGCAAAGAATACAAGATTGAGTTTGACATTAATTCCGGGTGCGACCTTGAGGACAAAGGGAATAAAAGCATCGGGGCTATTGTCAACGATGCACTAAATAACCTTTCCCTCATTTCCAACCGATTGATTTTATGGGGTGGGCTGAGAAAGCATTACCCCGATTTGACCTTATCTGATGTTGGTGGGCTTTTGACCGGGGCTGACCGTGTGGGTGTTTTGAATACTTGCATCGAGGAAATGAAGTCAGCGGGTTTTTTCGGTCAGGCGGTGGAAAATCCGCCGCCAAAGTAAAGAGCATAAGGGAAATCTATACCAAGGTTATAAATGACGCTTTTGAGGCCGGGTATGAGAATGCCTGGGCTTTCTGGGGTATGTGTCCAAACGAGATTAAGGGGCGGTTGAATGCCTTTTCTAAGGCCATTAAGCGGGGTTTTGAGGGGCATGACGATCTTGCATGGATGATAGGGTCTTATGTAGCGCATGGGTTCCATGACCCGAAAAAGTACCCTAAAAAGCCTTGCATGGTGAAAAGGGATGTCCCGTTAAAAGGGAATGACGATGTGAAAGACGCATTGATGATGTTTGCCGATACACACAATAAGGGGGTTGCAAATGGCGGTCACGCTGGAAGAACTACAGATTAAGTTTACCGCCGAGATGGGGAATCTGAACTCCCAATTAAACGGCGTGAAAGGTCAGTTAAACGGATTAACTGCTACTACTGGCAAAACACAAAGCGCATTCGCGGGGCTTGCAAAGGCTGGCTTGGCTATGGGCGGGGCATTGATCGGCGCGAAGATACTTTCCATCGGTAAAGAAGCCCTGAACATGGCGAATGATGTCGTCGAGTCCGAGCAGTTGTTTAGCGTGTCGATGGGTGGCATGGCTGATTCCGCAAGGGCATGGTCTGAATCTTTGTCATCCTCTTTGGGTCTGAACTCCTACGAACTGCGAAAGAATGTCGGGATGCTCAATACCATGTTCGGGTCAATGGGGTTAGGTGAGCAGGAAGCCTACAACATGGCAACCGGCATGACGGAGTTAGCCAATGACATGGCATCGTTCTACAACTTGTCCACTGACGAGGCGTTTGACAAATTAAGAGCCGGTATCACGGGCGAGACGGAACCCCTGAAACGCCTTGGCATCCTTGTGGATGAAAACACCATCAAACAATACGCTATGGCTAACGGCATGGGAACGCTCACTAAAAAGGGCAAGCAACAGGTTTTCACCATGACCCAGCAGCAGAAACTTCAGGCACGTTACGGCGCAATCATGGAGCAGACCTCAAAGGCCCAGGGTGATTTGGCCCGGACGATTGAATCGCCTACAAACCAACTGCGAAAACTCAATGCACAATTCGACATGGCAAAAATCGCACTTGGACAGGCGCTTCAGCCGGCCTTGATTGCGGTTCTTCCCGTCTTGACTTCCTTTGCGACAGGTTTATCAAGGGTGTTGGGTGGAGGTGGGATAGTCGCGGGAAACCCGTTCTCTGATGTGGTTATTTCGCTTGCAAACGCAACCTCTACCGTAAAATCCGGTGTGTCTACTTTGACACAGGAAACTGTTGACAAGGTAAACGCACTTAAACTTGATGTGGAAACCGCCCTGAATGAGTACGCGGCGGCGGCTGGCGCGACCAAAACTGCGTATATCAATATTACAATGAAGCCTGATACCACCGTTTATGAGCGTGTCCAAAAAACATTGAGAGAACTTGATGCTATTGTCGGTACGGAGGCCTCAAAGGGGCTTCAGCAGGATGTCAAGGTATGGATGGACGCGGCGCTTCAGGACGGCAAGGTGTCACCTGAAGAATTAAAGGAAGTCAGAGAAAAACTCAACGCAAGGATTAAAGGTTTACTAAAGGGGGCCGAGGCTACAAAGGAATCAAAGTTAAAGGCCCTTGCTGTTCAGCTTGGATTAGGCGTTGATGTTGAAGGCGGCATCTCTCAGGAAGAATACGAAACACAGTCTGCCGCCGTTGTTAAAGAATACAATGACGCGGTTGGCGTGATTGAGGCTGTCGGTATCGAGGTGTCTGCTGAATTAGGCATAGTCGGTTGGACTATGCCCTCATTGTCCACGGATGACCGTGAGGCTATGAGAGCATCCATGCAGTCAACAATGGACAAGGAACTGGCGGTTGCGCTTCAGGCAAAGGCAACGGCATCGGCCTTATTTGAGGGAACCGGGAATGTTGAAGGCGTTGTTGAGGGCGTCTATGCAAATGCTTTGACGCTCCTTGAAACAAAGCGTCAGCAAATAAGCGACCTAATGAACAACTCCATTGACGCTGATTGGGACTGGGGGAAAATCAACGGCCTGCGTCAGGAAATGGCTGATATTATCAGCTTTATTACCACAGGGATAACACCTAAAGGCGAGTTTAACAAGGCTCTGTTTGACCTTCAAAACCTGTCGCCGGAATCCTTAACCAACTTTGCAAACGCTTATAAAAACACAATCAAAACCCTAAAGGATTCAGAACAAGAAAAGCTGGACATGCGGGAAAACCTGTTGTTCTCGCTTCAGGCATCCGGCGACACTTTAGGAATGCAGGGCATTTTGGATCAGTATGGTTATAAATCATTCAGCGATGCAATAGCTGATATTCGGAACCAAAAGGCCACGGCAGACCAACGGATCGAAGAAGGGTTTTTGACCGAAGCTGTTGATAAGCTCAGGCCTCAACTCGATAAACTGTTTTCCGGTGATATGGATTATGGTTCCGCCCTGTCCTTGGCTGATGCTTTGAGTGGGCTGATGGGTTCCATCAATGTTGATAACTTGAGCGAGGCCGGGAAAGCACAGTATGAAGCGTTAAAGACCATGTGGGATCAGATGGAACAAATCCTGGTTTGGACGCAAAACAAAGACGTGATTGATAAGCCCGATTTCACTAAACCTGATCAGCCGGGGGGCGGGGCAATTTACGACGACAATTACAATTTATCGTCCCTTGATGTAGACACGCCACAAGTCAATATAACCACGCCTCAGCTTTCCGGGTCGAGTGATGATGGGAGGGGCGGTAGTTTTGGAAGTGTTGCCGTGAAGGTGGAACCCGCGCCGGTAAGCATAACTCTTGACGGCCAAACGCTGGCGCGGCTGGTGATTAAGTATTTGCCGAAGGTTGAGGCGCAAGTCGGGAGAACGTTTTTTAGTAGCCAGGGCGGGAGGTAATAATGAAAATCAACGGAAACGATATACCTACCCCGTCCAAGGAGTACGTTGTTCGATATCATGTCCAGTCAAAGGACGATAAAAATGCAGCTGGTCAGACCGTTAGGGACAGGATAGCGACCAAACGGAGAATTGAGTGCGAGTGGGCGTACTTGTCATGCGCTGATATGGCCTCCCTCTTAACGGCTATTGCTGATGTGTTCTTTACCGTAAATTATTATGACCCATACGATAACGCACTCAAAACTATTACTTGCGAAGTGGGCGAACAGTCAATCGGGGTGTACAGAATTACATCAGGTGTCCCGGTGTGGACAAATACTAAAATGACTTTCACCGAACAATAAGGAGGGTATAAATGGCGATCAGTACGCAGTTCACCGTTACTCCCTTATTGTGGGATCTGATTCTTTCGGATGCTCAAGATACGCCGTATGCTTCTTATGCAATCGTCAACGGTGAATTAGTCATCACCCATCACAAGGGGGCCTTTACCCTTGTCGATGGTGAGGTCCTACTTGATGTTACGGATGCACTTGCTTATTCCGGCGCGATATTGAACCAATGGCGGAACCTTGATGTTAAAGGGACTATCACCTGTATCGGTGGGGCTGAAGTTGCTTTAACCAGTGCGCACATCATGGCTTGGAGCGTTGACGAGGGGGATGCTTCATTACCTTTGGGTGCGGCTGTATCGTCAAGGTTGAACCTTTCTTTAGTCAATACGGACGGCGAATGGACATATGGGGGTTCCTTAAGGGGGAACCTCCCTATTGTCGGGGCAACCGTTACATTACAATTAGGTGTGTTTCACTCCGGAGCCTACGATTATGAGGATATTGGCACTTTCGTTGTCGAAAAAACAGCGTACACCGAGGGACAGTCAAGGATAGTCTTAACTGGCTCGGATGCTTTACTGTACGGGATGGTTGACGCTTTTGTTGATGAGCAAGAATACCCGCGTACTGTTCAGCAAATCTTTGATTATATCATTGCACAGGCCGGTATTACGCTTGATACGGACTATGATACTTTAGCCTGCAATACGTCAATTTCAATCGGTGTCATGCCCAAATGGGGCGATGGTTTAACATTACGTCAAGCCTTGGCCTATACCTGCGCCGTGGGCGGGTGTTTTTTAAGAGTAGGCAGGAACGGGCAGTATCAGGTTGTCCCGTCCTATGTATCTACCTCAACGCACACTTTAGATACTACTCAATACATGGAACTGACTGACGATGAAATGACCTTCACTTTCAACCGTATCAAGTTGAAACTGTCAGAGAATGATTCGGTTGAATCGGCTATTGCTTCAGGGACAGCAGAAGCGGCGAATAACACAATTATTTTATCTGGTAACCCGTTCTTCTATCGGACACGGTCATATACCTATACGGTTGTCCCTGCTGGAACGGCAGTAAACCCTAACAGGACATACTACTATCGAAACGCAAGCGGCGCGTATGAAAAACTTGAATCAGTGAGTGTACATTACGGGCATTATTACACCCGCAGTACATCTTACAACTCAACCGTTCTTCAGTCGATTGCGGACGGGCTGAAAACACACTTCACGGGGCTAACCCTGAGAGGCATGAACATCCGCTGGCGTGGCGATCCGTTACTACATGTGGGCGACAGGGTGACTTTAACAAACAGGGCTGGTGCATCATATTCAACCTGTGTATTTCAGCAGACCTTAAACTTTGAGCAAGGGTTTTCTGCCAATATATCCTGCGAGTTGAAACAGGATGATGCTTTACCCGCCGCCTATTACGCTCAAGAGGGTTCTACAACTGTTGAGGGTGCTGGTAACCCGTCTGAACTCCCTGACGGGTCTGTCACGCTTGCAAAGTTAGATGATGAGATATTGATACCCGTTGCAAACGGCGGCACCGGCTTGTCTACGGTTGCGACGGGGAGCTACCTAAAGGGAAATGGTACAGACGCACTTGTTCCGCGCACACCAGCGGAGGTTTTGAGCGATATCGAGGCATTACCGCTGGCCGGCGGTAGCCTCACCGGGGCGCTTGGCATTGGGCAAGCGTCACCGGGTGCACGGCTGGACGTAAAGCAATCCGCAGCTTTGGAAATCCCTCAAATCCTGGACAGTTACGCAAGCACGGCCGCGGCTTTCATCCAACACAAAGTCGGCGGTTCCGGTGGGTGGCAGGTCGGTATGGCGGGTTCTGGCCTCGATCATGCGTACCTGTTCTGCTATGGCAATTTCGGTTCAGGAACGGCAAAGCTGACAATTTTGAGCGGTTCAGGAAATGTTGGTATTGGGACAAGCCCTAACGCCAACGCAATCCTTGATGTGGCATCTACTACAAAGGCGTTCATGCCGCCGCGCATGACAACCACGCAAAGGGACGCAATCTTGACACCTACCGAGGGAATGGTTATCTACAATCTGACAACGCATTGTTTAGACGTCCATAACGGGACAGCATGGGGGCCGGTGTAACATTGTGATATAATATTACAAAAGGCACCGGGAGGATTGTATGAAAAGAATCTTAGCAATAACAATGCTGATAATACTTATATGTGGGGAGGCAAATATGGCAGTTACTAATTTAGGGCGCGTGTGTTTGGTGCCGCAAGGCGAATATAACGCGGCAACAGAGTATGTGTTCTTGGATTGGGTTTACAAAGACGGGATTTCGTATGTTTCGCTGGTAACGCAGACGGGTGTCACGCCTACAAACGACGGTGTAAACTGGCAACAAGTATACGGCCCAACTCCTGGACACATCCAGCCTATTTACACAAACTTTGTAGCACCGAAGAAAAACCTGTGGGATAGGGAATCCTGCGTTTCCGGGTACACGCTGACCAATGGAGAATACGCTGCGAACGCGAGTTACTGTGCATCCCGTGATTTTGTGGCCATTGGTACAGCGACACAGTTAATTGCAGACCATACTTTACTATATGTATTTTACGACAGCGACATGGATTATATATCGGCAAGCTCCAAATTAGCAGATGTAGTTATGGATATCCCAGAAACGGCAGTATACGTAAAATTTGCTGGTTTAATCAGCAGTTGGTCCACTGCGTTAACCAGTCAAGTAGAATTTGGCGGAACTGCAACCGCGTTTGAAAGTTTTGCGCTTGTCCTGCCCGGTCAGGTGTCCTTGATGGAGGCTTTGAGAACTTCCATAGAAAACAGCACCAGAGTGGTCTACCCGTTCAGCAAAAACCTGTATAACTACAATAGCTTAGTTGACGGCATGAGAATCGGCGCAGACGGAGAATACGAGGCAGAATCAAGGTATGCTGCATCTTATCAATTTATTTATATCAGCGGACTCACTCAAATCACGGGCAATGTCACAACGGGCGCTGCATTCTATGATGAAAACTTCGCTTTTATCAGCCGGACCTCAAAAGTTAAATCCGACCCGTATACGGTGCCTGCGACAACTGTATATGTTAGGTTTTTTATTCTCCGTGAATACGCATACAGCCAGTCAACGCAACTCGAAAGCGGTGCGGTATCAACGGATATTGTGGCGTTTTCGTCATCGTCCCAGGAAGATTCTGCTGTTGTGCCTGAGAATGTCGTTGTGGATGCGGTTGTGCCAGAGAATGCTGAAAACATTGTTTTGAGCGGCTCAAGCATCACATGGGGAGCGGGACTGCTGGACGATAGTTTTGTCGGCGTAGTTGATGACGCGCTTAGAACACAATTTGCGACATCGGTATTGCCCGAAAATATGAATGTTGACGGGACATCGGAAAGCGCGATCAATGCAAAGTTTTATGGAGGAAGTGCGTTGAAGCTGGACGATGTAGACAGTTCAGCGTCTTTTACATTAGGCGGGAATGAATTGTCCATATCATTTGGAAAGCACCGCGAGAATGTCGGCGCGGCGATTGTAGAATTGTATGTTGACGGTGAATTATATGACGAGTTTTCAACCTACAACGATGCGGAAATCGGCAGCGATACTAAAAATTTTACCGGGAATGCCACGGATGTCATGTTCGACCTGGGGCGATGCTTCACTTATAACCATGTCGTAACGGTGGACGGATCACCCATGACGGGTGAACTTTGTACTGCCTACGGTCAGGCTATTCCGGACGATTATCTTGTTATCAGGAAGTACGAAAGCGGAACAAACGAAGTCAATCACTATTTGTACTTTGCCGTTGCGCCTGGGAACGGATTGGCGATTGTTGCTAATTTCGACTACGGCGAGGGCATTTATTACGCCAAAACCACGATTGGTGAAACTACATCAGCCATCAACGGGACGTTGGAAAGCGTATATGGTGACGGCTCTCGGAGTTATGATCCGGCCAACCCGTCAGCCCTGTCCACGGGATTGGACTATCGTTCAGTTGACCCGCGCTCAATCAAAACATGGCGGTTCACCGAAAACAAGGACAGAGCTTTCACGCTGAATGTTAAGGAGCTTGATCCAGGCGGGACCGGAACGCCCTGCCTTTATCTCAACTTTGCCACGAACCGGATGCACACAATTATGAACGCAGGCATCGGTGGGTACACGGCAAGCGAACTGAATACAGAGGAATACCCGACAGGCGTTGACCCGCTGATGTATGATTTGCCGGATGTTGTTTTCCTGGAGTATGGCGTAAACGATGACTGGGCGGCTGATTTTGTCAGTTACAAGCAAGTTACGGGCGTTACAGAGGATACAGCCAGACGATACCCAACCATCTGGCTCAAATCCTGCGCGTATGTGGGCGCGGACGATTACACCATCGAAACGAGCGTATTAACAGCCACATCAGGGACACGGAATAGTGTCACAATCGATGCGACAGGCGTGACATTTGGAACCCCAGCGGCAGGTGACATTATCACGATTGGAAATTATCACGGTGATAATCGTTTTGTACAATCAAGGGTTATTACGGCATGGGACACCGCAACCGCATCATTCGCTGAACCGCTCCGCTTTGATGGAAAGTTTGGCTGGAACTCAATCGCTGATATCGCCGGGATGGATGTAAGAATCAGACGGATCACTGATTGGACAACGCCGTTAAACGCGGCAATCGACAAAATCAAGGCATACAATCCGGATGTGATAATTGCCTTGATTGATACGGGCTTGTGTAACTACTACTCAAGGATGCTGCTGGGCTATCCGGAGGCGATTGCCAAAATCGCACGTGACAAAGACTGCCGCCACATCAGAGCATACAAGGCATTGATGGATTGGCAATATTCGCAGAACCTTAATCTGCAGGCATATCTTGTCACGGCATTGAATACCACATCAGACGGTTCGGCCAGTTATGCCCTTGTCACGGCTGCGGGCGCAGACCCAAACGGTTCAACCTACGGTTACAGGCATTTCTCGGTTGTGGTTGATGGTGTGGAGCGGTATGGAAACGATTGTCACATCGAAGGCGGCAGGATGTATTCATTCGCTGACGCAACGGCTGACAATGCGCTGACGGTCACGGACTGGAACGGAAAAAGCGCAACGGGTGTATTGTGGCAGAACGTTCCGCTGAGGCTGGTGTTTACGGATGCTGTTCCGGCGATTTCCGCGGAAATCATTGTGAAATACTCGACCACAAAATGGTCGAGCGATGATACACATATCAATGGACAGGCCGGAGAGCAAATCATTGGCGATGTGATAACGGATGCTCTTCAAGGGTACATATTGTAAAAGGGTGAAATCATAACCCAAAGGACCTGACAATGGTCCTTTTTGATTGGAGGAAAATGAGTAAAATTATCAAGTTCGCCCGTGAACAGGTCGGGGAGCCGTATGTGTTTGGTACAAGTGGCCCGGATAGTTTTGACTGTTCGGGCCTTACCAAACGGGCGGTGAAACTGATTGGGCTGGATTGGTTCCACGGCGCGACTCAGCAATGGTTGAGAGGTTCACAGACGGGACAGACTGACCGATACGGTTATTGGGGCGAATCCGGGACGATTGAAAGCCTACCCGAAAAGGTGGCGTTTCTGTTTAACCAGGACAAGAAAAAAGACAAAATTGTCATGGCTCATACGGGAATCTATGACGGTCACGGGAAAGTGATTCAGGCCGGGGGCCAGTACAAAGGGGTAAGCGACAAACCTATTAACAAATCAAGGTGGAGCCATTGGGCTGTCTTAAACGAATACTGGACGGAAAGGGATAAAGGTATGGGGCTATCAAAAGGTGCAGAGGGTTTAGAAGTACAGGCTATGCAAGCGAAACTGCTTGCGCTTGGGTATGAGTTGGGTAAATGGGGCGCAGACGGGAAGTTCGGCGAAGTCACCGAAGGGGCAGTAAAGGCGTTTCAGGCTGAACATGCGCTCCCTGTCAACGGTGTTTGGGGCGAGGCAGAGGAAAAACTTGCGAATGACTTAAAGCCTGAACCGATTGATAATTCAGCGCTGATTGACGAATTGGTCGGTATTTCAGACCGCATCAAAGTAATAACAAAAGCACTGAGGGGATAAGCACCATGACGCTGAAAGAACTGTCTGCCGAAGTTGGGAACATTCGGGCATGGAGGGGCGGGGTCGATGAAAAAATGGATGGCATTTGTACCCGGTTAGATCATGTTGAGGCAAACGTAAAGGAACAGGGGAAACTATTACAATCATTGGACAGGTTGGCAATGGGGCTGTCCCGCCTGGATGAAAAGATGGGTGATTTATCCTGTAAACTTGATAACTTCGGGGGAAGAATCTCCCTAATTGAACTGAAGCCCGCTACCAAATGGGAACAGGCCAAATGGCTGATCCTGACTGTACTGATAACCGCAGGGTTGACCGTATTGATTACTAAATTGATTGGATGAAAGGGAAATTATGAAACAGAATCGTTTTAAGTCCCCGGTGGTATGGGGAGCCGTTGTAGCGCAAATCCTGTCCATCCTGGTACTGCTGGAGGTCATCAACCCCACGCAGAGCGAAACCATCAACGGGGTTATCGTGGCGGTGCTTCAGGCGCTTGTCGCTTTCGGTGCGCTCAATGATCCCACGGTGTCAAACAAGTTTTAAGATACTATTAAATCGTATTCCAACTACTAAGGATTCTTTAGGTATTGCACCAGTTTTCAGTTAGAGGCTAACGCCCGACTGAAGGCTGGTGCTTTTTTTATTTATCGCTTATTCTGATTTGCAGTCGTTTATCAAAATAATGGTTTCAGTATTCGCAAATCTTGCGACTAACTTGCGACAACTTGCGATTAAATATCGGTGAACCTGCACGGTATAATCACTGAAAATTGCACTATTGAATTGCAACTAAAAACAGTCGCAATTACTATTGTCCCGTATATTGCCGATTATGCTGGACAAAGTGCAATCAATTTGCACTTACTGACGATTATAACCCACAAATAGAACCATCTTGCATTTTGTAGGTTGGGTGCTTTGGACGCAATTTGTCCGGCATGTTGGACGATTAGGAAAGCCCTAACAGTTGGTTTTGTTTTTAACTTGCAAGTCAAAAAGTCTGTGAAAAGAAAAGTTTGTAACTTTCTCGCTTAAAACAGCGGGATTGAGAGCGAGGAGGGAACACGGCCGTATTGCCCTGTTTTAAGCGATTCTAAGGGCATGGGCGCTGAGTAAGGCAAACATACCGCCTGGGGCGCGGCGCGGCTGTACGGGGCTGAAAAGTGGCTTGCGTGGGGCGTTGCGTCAATCTCGCCGGATAATGTTTCAAACAATGGTTGTTTTGCGATGATGTAATATATGGTGTATATTTTGCCTGTATAATTTGCCAATCGTGCATAAATATCACGGATGATATAACCCACCAGTAAGAATGAAACGCCTGTAATGTGCCTTAAAACGTCAAATAACACCAATGTACTTTTCTGCATCCAATTTTTACATTTGTATTGTAATTTCCTACAAAAAACAGCCCAAATCTTTGTATGCGCTTTTTTTATTTTGATATGTACATATCGCCGTGATTATGATATTATGTAGTTGGATAAATCATCCGGCGCACCTTGACAACAGAACAACCGCAGGGATTAGCCCGGTACAGCTAACGCAGGAAACACGGTGCATCCAAGCCGATGCAGCGAGGGGAGACAGAAAGCGGAAAGAGCGGCACAGTAATGCAGCCAATGGCGGTCACAAGCCCGCAGTAATGCAGAGTGTAATAAAATTGAAAGAGGTAGACAAAATGGCAGTTCGCAGGCAGATAAACCGTTACAAGACAGCGCCCAGCGGATACGACTACAAGGATGTGCTGCAAAAGGGAAAACGGTTTTACACAATCGGGTCACTGCATGAAACATTTGAAATGAATCCCTACGAAACGCAGGAACACACTCTTTGGACAGCAAATAGCGTAACGCTTGAATGCTACACCAAACCTCAAGGAACTCGCACTTATTCATGGAACGGGACACGCTACGAAGAACAGTAACAACCCCAAGCCGAGCCGGGGCGGTTAATCCCCGGCAATTAAATAGGAGGGAAAGAAAATGAAGTTTGTTTATAACGGAATTAAGACGGAAAACGGATTATATCAAGCGTGGTACTTCAAGTGCCAAAACGGGGACATTGAGATAGTGGCAAAGAATTACAAGCATCTGCCCCATATACCCGGAACAGTTATTAGGAACGATTCGGATTCAATGACGGATTACTTTTGCGAGGATAGCATAAAGTTTACCCCTTTTTCACCATACTGGAAGGAAGTAAAGGGAGCATACGAAGCGCAGGAAACGCACAGAGCAAAGATGCACGAGCGCCGGATAGTAAAGAAAACCCGCCTGACGATGGACGGATGGTTACCGTCCGAAATGCCGTGAGGCATCGCGGGGAACCGCAGAAGGGAGGTGATAACGTGATAAAAGAAGCAAGGAACAAAAAGGGGCTATCCCAGCAGGCACTTGGCGAACTTGTTGGGTACAAGGGGTTGACAGCGCAGGTTATGGTTTGTTTATGGGAAAAAGGTGTGCGGAAAGTTCCACGAAGCAAAATTATAACAGTATCAAAAGTGCTTGATATCCCGGCTGACAGACTGATACAATAGGAAGGACGCATCATGTCACTTGCAACCGAGCCGGACTTCAACCGAAAGGAAAATTAAATATGCGGAGGTTAATAGCAAGATGGCTACGCAACCGTGCCCGGCGAAAATCTTTTATCCGTCTGAATATCAATCAATACCAATGGATGCTGATGATGACCGACCAAGCGCACCGTCAAAGTCGCTGGCACAGATCGCTGAAAATCAATGCCTGACCGAAAATGAAATATATGAGTGTTACGACACGGAAAGAGAGTGGGACAAATGAAAGTCGGCGCTGTAAGACAACTGTATGAATCAGGGCTGAAAGACTTTGAAATAAGCGAAAGGCTGAAAGTGCCGTTGATTCAAACGCAACATGCAATCCTGCTGATCTGTCAAAACTTCCCAATGTCAGAATCAAAACATTATATCAACCGTCACCAAAAGGGGCGGTATGTCCGGGCACGGTTCATCAATGATGATCCTTTCTTTGAAAAGGTGTGTCGCTTTGAGGTGGCCCTATGACATGTTCGGATTCTATTCAGGTCAGGACTATGGAACAGATTGAACGGGCAGCTGAGGAATACCGGGAAAACGAACGGTGGAAAGAGCGTGTGCATTGTTTAATCCTTAACAATGTCGTGCATGACTACGGGATGAACAGGTTCGGGACGAGGGCGTTACGGGACGCATACAGGGAGGCAATGAATGATTGACAACCCGATGGCAACCGGGCGTTTCCCATACGATGAAAACTTTGTACCTACCGATTATTTCTGCCCCCGGTGCAAAATCCCGCTTGATTATGAGGCAACCGTCTACGAATGGGGCGAGGACTGGATTTGCGGTGAGTGTTTGGTAGACGCTATCCATTCGTTGAGTAAAGAGGACAGGGCAGATGTGGCCTACAAAAGCATAGAAGAAACGGAAAAGCTACTGGAAGAATATCACGGTGACGCATCGGCTTATCAATTCATATTTGGCAGATCGTTTGAAAGGGTGGAGGACATAGCATGAACGAAAAGAAATACATGGAAAAGAAACCGCTGGATGAACTGATTAGGATAACCCGGAAATACTGGGAAACGGGTGATGTGGACATACTGGACGCAAAACTCAAACACGCAAAGGACCTGTCTGTCAGCGTTTTCGGCAACGAAAATAAATGGTGCATGTTCAGCGACCTGATTTTCGCAATAATCAGGCTCAACAAAGAAACGACAAACCTTGATATTTACAGAGTGCTTGAAATGCTTGGCTATTACTTGCATGAAATGATTGGAACCGAAGAACCCGGGGTGGAGGACATAGCATGAGTATTGAAATCGGAACACTTGAAATTGGCGATACCGATATTTCTGAACTGATCGGGCTGGTCCCTATCGGGTTTGCGGTTGACGATGACAGGAAGGCAGATTGGGCGGTTGAAACCATCCTTGAGGCCGAGGCCGAGCGTGACCGCCTGACTGAACTGGCAAACGCAAAAATCAAGGCAATCAATGAGCAAAAGGCACAATTCGCTGAAAGATGTACGCAAAACACATCCTACCTGAGAATGTTGCTGAGAAACTACTTTGAATATGTGAAACCGTCCACTGTTACCAAAACCCAGTCCACCTATAAACTGCTTGCCGGGAAACTGGTATTGAAACGCCAAGCGCCTGAGTTTGTGCGGGATGACAAGGCAATGGTTGAGTGGGCTAAAACATCCGCGCCCGGCTATATCAAGGTTGTCGAATCCGTGAACTGGGCGGATCTGAAGAAGCAGACAACGGTTGACGGTGAAACGGTTGTCTACACCGAAACCGGGGAGGTTGTTCCCGGTGTTGTTGCAAAGGCTCGCGAGGATGTGTTTGAGGTGACTAAATGAATAAACCAAGATTATTGAAACCCGATGAAATATCCTGCCGGGTTCAGCAAGTGACAGATTCCAACGGCGCAATCATTTTACTGTACAAAGACGCAAGGGTTGACATGAACCTACTGGATGAAACCTACGGCGAAAGCAACTGGCAAAGGGAGCATACATCGATTGACGGAAACCTGTTTTGTACCATTAAGGTATGGGACAAAGACAAAAATCAATGGGTTTCAAAACAAGATGTGGGCGTTGAATCCAATACCGAGGCGACAAAGGGCGAGGCTTCAGACGCTTTCAAGAGGGCCGGGTTCAATTGGGGCATCG